CACGTACCAGGGATCGGTCACGGTCCGCGTTATCACCACCCACTAAATCCAACACCCCGGCCGCCCTGCGGCTTTATCCAATGTGCCCTTGGAGGAACCCCCATGGCCGAAGACAACCTCAACACAGCCGCCGGCTGCCGGATCGGCATCGGCAGCAAGAACGGCGCGGACACCGAAGCGCTCTATAAGGCTGACACCTATGTCGATATCGGCGAAGTGGAAGACCTGGGCGAGTTCGGTGATACGTTCAGCTCTGTTACCTTCACGTCGCTGCGCGATGGCCGCGTGCGTAAATACAAGGGCACTGCCGATGCCGGCGACCTGACCTTGGCGGTCGGCCTCGACAACGGTGACCTGGGCCAGGCCAAGCTGAAGATCGCCCACAAGGATCGCAGCAAAGGTGACTACAACATCAAGATCACCCTGAACGATGGCGATCCTGATGCCACCCCGTCGCCGCTGCTGCCAACCACCTTCTACCTGCGCGGCAAGGTGATGAACAACACCGTCGCCGCCGGCGCGGCTGATAACGTGGTTCGCCGCAACGTCACCATCGGCATTAACTCCGACATCCTGGAAATCCTCCCGGCTGCCGCCCCTTAACCTGCGGGGCTTCGGCCCCAAAACCCAAGGATTCGAAACATGAGCAAGACTCTTCACGGTACCGTCGACATCAAGCTCGATGACGAGACGTACACGCTCCAGCCTACGCTTGGGGCGGTTCGGGCGATTGAGGCTCACTTCGGCGGGCTACGCGGCGCCTCCCAGGCAATCAATGCCCTGAGCATCGACGGTTGCGCGGTGATCATCGCCGGCGGCGCAGGCTTGACCGGCAAGGCCGCCGAGGCTGTCGCCGAACAGGTTTGGCAGGCTGGCGTGCTGGAGGTTTCAGTGCAGCTGAACGCTTACCTGGTGGCGCTGTACAACCCGAAAGGCCCGACCACGGGAAAGGCCAGGCCGGCGGCGTAAGTGCCGTAGAAGACGGCAGCTATGTTGACCGGCTCTACGCGGTGGCCACGGGGTGGCTGGGCTGGCCTCCCGATCTGGCGTGGCGCACGCCAATGCCTGAACTGTTCCTGGCCATGGACGCCAAGATCGAGTGGGCGCAAATGACCAATCCATTCGGCACCGGCAAGACAAAGACCAAGTCCGAGAAGCCTTCGGCATCTACCGTGGCGGATAAGTTGCGGCAGGCGCTCACAGGAAGGCAGGCAGCGTAGCGTTTTGATAGTCTTCCCCAATTACAGACGAGGGATTGACGAATGCAAAAACTGATTATGGCGCTGCCGGTTATCTTGTTCCTGGCGGCATGTGGCCAATCCGAGGCCGATAAGGCCAGGAGTAAGGCTGAAATGACCGAAATACGGTATCAGCGTGTGGCAAGGGAGTTTGTATCTGAGGTTTTGAAAGATCCGGAAAGCGCTGAGTTTCGTAATCAGAAAGGGTTTTGCGGCGAGGTGAACTCGAAGAACTCCTTCGGCGGGTATGTCGGCTTTAAGAGATTTATCGCGGCCACCAAGGAAATGGTTGTTTTTGCGGGTGATGATCGCATGACCCCAAGCGAGTTTGAGAAAGCTTGGTCCAAGCTCTGTCACTAACCTTTTTAATTTTACCACCCGCTCCGGCGGGTTTTTTTATGCCTGGAGAAAAGCATGGCCGATACCGACGTACAGGGAATGCTTGTCCGCATCGAGGCTACCACGGCGCAACTTCGCCAAGAAATGGCCCGTGCAGATTCCAACGTTGGTCAGGCTTCCAGCAAGATCGACAAAAGCCTGGGGAGGGTTGACTCCGCCTTTGATCGCGCTGGAGAGCGAGCCCAGAACGCCTCCGGGATGATCAAGGCCGCGTTGGCTGCTGCGATCGGTGCAGCAGGTATCGGAAAGATCATTGAGGCTGCGGACTCATACGGCCAGATGTCCGACCGCATAGGCATGGCAACCAGCAGTGTCGGCGAATATGAGCAGGTGCAACAGCGTCTGCTGGATACCGCGAAGCGCACTTATCGGCCTCTCGCTGAAGCACAAGAGCTATACATCCGGACGTCGGATAGCCTTAAGTCCATGGGCTACAACACCAGCCAAGCGCTGGACGTAATGGATAGCTTTAGCTTTCTGCTGGTCACCAACTCGGCCTCGGCAGATAAAGCCAGCTCGGCAATCGATGCATATTCGAAGGCTCTTCAGACCGGAAAGGTCGAAGCTGACGGCTGGCAATCAATACTTGCCGCGATGCCCACGGTAGTGGACACCGTTGCCAAATCGACTGGAAAGTCAGCCGAAGAAATCCGTAGCCTTGGTGCACAAGGCAAGCTGAGCCTGGATATCCTGACTGCAGGCCTGCAAAAGACTGCGGAAGCAAACGGCGTCCTTGCGGACGGAATGAGTGTCGCGGTACGAGATGCGGTTCAAAACCTGCAAAACGCTTTCACTACGTACGTCGGGAAGCTAAACGAAACCACGGATGCCACGGGCATTCTGGCAAGCGGCATCGGAGTTATTGGCGAAAACTTTGAAACGCTCGCAGACGTTGCGATTCTAGCCGCGATTGGGGCCTTAGCTGGATACGGTCGTGCGGCTGCTGGAAACGCGGCGGTGGCGGTCAAGTCAGCTATTCAGGACGCTGCCGCGAGGAAAGCTCAGGCCGCATCCGTGTTGCTCGTTGCGCAAGCCGAGCAACAAAAAGCGCAGACAACTGTTTTCTTGGCGGAGAAAGAAGCTCTTGCGGCCCGCGGCACCGCAGTTCAAACGCAGATGTCTCTGCAACTGGCAGAGGCTCGCGCGGTCGAGGCTCGCGCCACGAATGCTGTTGCCATCGCTCAAGCAGGCGTGAGAAGTGCATCGACCACCTTGCTCGGTGTTCTTGGTGGACCGGCCGGTGTAGCAATGCTGGCAATCGGCGCGGCCACCGCGTTTCTCACTCTTCGTGACAACACTGGTTTCCTTGAGAAAAAGCTGGGGGACCTGTCAGCACCACTTGATGTGTTGATCAAGAAATTCAACGATTTGGGAAGGGCAACTCAGGCCGTCACGCTGCGGGAGCTGCGATCCGAAATCGACAAAACGCAACGGAAGGTCGAAGAGTCATCCGGCGCGATTGCGGACAATTTTGAAAACAGTCTTCGTAATGCTGGCGCCGCTGGTCAGGATGCCGGCCTTGCCGCTGGGTTCGTCAGCCTTTCAAAGGATGCTCAGGCTGCTCTGGATATCGTAAAGAAGGCCTCGAAGGATTCGGCCAATGGAGTGGCGGTTGACTGGTCCAGTGTCGCTAACAAGGTTCGAGCCTTCCCCGCTGTTGTTTCCGAGTCTATGGCGCAAGGGATTGAAGATAGCGCCGGCAATGTAGAAGAGCTCACCGCCACACTTGCGACAAATCAGGCTGCGCTCTCTGCATTTTCGGCAGAGAACAATAAGTCGGCAGATGGGCTTGGCAAGAACGCTGCTGCAGCTGCTGCGGCTACGGCGGCCGGTGAGAAATACCTTGAGCAGCTCGAGAAACAGCTTGGCACCTTACAAGACAAGACTGCTGCCGAAGCTGCTGAGCGTGTAATCCTAAAAGAAAACATCGATACCCAAAGCGCTCTCGCTGCGTCGATTCGCGCTAGAGCCAAGGCTATTGATGATCAAAAGAAAGCTGATGCGGATGCGACGAAGGCCAAGCAGAAGAACGCCAGCGCCGAGGAATCGGCGGCCAAGAAGCAGGTTAAGGATTTTGCTACAGCCGAGGAAGGCTACAAGCGTCAGATCGAGCTGATCAACACCACGGGCGACAAGCAGAAAGACGCCACCGAGGTGATGAAGCTGTCCTTTGAGCTCCAGGAAGGAAAGCTCGGCAAGTTGAGTGAGGCGCAAAAGAAAAAGCTCATTGGCATGGCAGCCGAGCTGGATGCGCTGAACAAACTGAAGAAGGCCAATGAAGATGACCTGAAGCTGACTGCTTTCAGGAATGCCCAGGGCGTTGGCACTCAAACCATGAAGGATGGGTTTGATCAGGAGCTGAAAGGCGTAGGGATGGGCGACAAAGCCCGTGACCGAATGCGCGCGGATCTGGCGCTTCAGCAGAAGTACGCCGCTGATGTCGCCAGCCTCAACGAGCAGTTGCAGGCGAAAAGCATTGATAAGGCGCTTTACGATCAAGAAACCACTGTCCTCGAGGAGGCACTGGCCGAGCGAATCATTGCGCAAGAGCTGTACTACCAGGCAGTTGATGAGCAGCAAACGAACTGGATGAACGGCGTCAACGAGGCGTGGGCAAACTATGCCAATGCCGCCCGTGATTACTCGGCCCAGGCTGCGGACATCACCAACACGGCGTTGAGCGAAGCCACTGGCGGGCTGGGCACTTTCTTCTCGGACGTGGCCAGCGGTGCAGAGGATGCTGGTGACGCGCTGGGCGATATGGTCGGTAACTTCGCCAAGTCGATGTTGAAGGCGCTGGGTGATATGGCGGCTCAGTGGCTGATCTACCAGGGCATTCAGATGCTGGTTGGCAAGACCACTCAGGCAAGCGCCGCCGGCACCCTGGGGGCAAACGCTCAGGCTATGTCCTTGACCGCGGGCCTCAATGCGTACGCATCCACGGCGGCGATCCCGATCATAGGCCCGGCAGCAGCGCCTGCGGCTATGGCGACGGCAATGTCTGTTACTGCTCCCCTGGCTTCTGCAGTGGGTATGACCGCGCTGGCAGGTATGGCGCACGACGGTATCGAGTCGGTTCCTGAAGATGGCAGCTGGTTTCTGCAAAAGGGCGAGCGGGTCACCACCGCTCAAACCAGCGCGAAGCTTGATGCCATGCTGTCCAAAATCGACAGCGGGCTAAACAACGCTCAACCACAAGCGCAGATCGGCGCGGGAGTGCTAGAGGCGATGAGCGATGGCCGGCCAGGAATGGTCGGATCAGGCGGTGGCGGGGCGGCGCCGGGCGGGCCTACGCAGATTGTGTACAGCCCTCAGGTCACAGTTCAGGCCCAGCCAGGTATGAGTGACCAGGACGCGCGCCGCCAGGGCGAGATGATCGGCGCAGGGCAGGAAACGCAGTTCAGGGGCTTTTTGCAGCGCGAGATGGGGCAGGGGGGATTGCTGTGGAAGCGATGACTGCTGAGACCTTTGATTTTGATGTTGAAGTCGGCGCCGATGGTGATGTTAGCCAGCGCACCTGGGAAAACGAGTTCGGCGACGGGATTGTCCAGGCCGGCGGCATCGGGATCAACACAAAGAGCCAGGTGTGGAACCTGGTGCATACCGGAGAGAATCTGCCGGGCGAGGAATTGCCAGAGCTTCTGGCGTTCCTAGACCGGCACGAAGGCTACAAGGCTTTCAGGTATGCACCGCCCGGGGAGCCAGAAGGCTGGTACCGCGCCAATGGCTATAAGAAAAAGGCCCTTGGCATGGAGATCTACACCGTCACCTTCACCGTCAAGCAAGTGTTCAACCCCCGACCCTAACCCTCACCAGACCCCGCCTTGTGCGGGGTTTCTTGTTTCTGGGGCTCTATGAATTACGACAACGATATCCAAAAGCTTGAGCCCGGCAACCAGATCAGGCTCTACGAGCTGGACGCTACGCGCCTGGGCGGCATGCTCTGGCGCTTCCACGGCCATGCCCATGAAGGCGACATCATCTGGCAGGGCCAGCTTTACTCGCCGCTCCAGATTGATTCAAAGGGTTTTGATATACGCGGGGATGGCCGACCAGCCACCCCAACGCTGCAGGTCGATGATGAGCTCGGCGGCGTGCGAGGGGCGATCACCGCCCTGTGCTTCCAGTTCCGCGACCTGGCCGGCGCCCGGGTCAAGGTCATTGAAACGTTCCGCCACTTCCTAGACGCCGCCAACTTCCCCGAGGGAAACCCTGAAGCCAGCAACCAGGCCAAAACGAACCTCTGGTTTATCGAGCAAAAGACCGAAGCGCTCCCCGGTATATCCGTGACGTTCTCGCTTTCCAGTCCCACGGACATGGAAGGTCAGATGTTGCCGTCCCAGCAGATCACCAAGTTGTGCCGGTGGGCCTGCCGTGGCGGGTATAGGCAGGAGGCTTGCGCCTATATGGGAACGGCGATGTTCGACAAGAAGAACCAGCCCACAGACAACCCTTCCGAGGATCGCTGCCCGGGCCGCTGGAGCAGTTGCAAGCTGCGTGGAAACACCAGGCGGTTTGGTGGATCGCTGGGCGCAAGCATCATTGTCAGTTCGAGGTAACCATGCGTATCAACCAGAAATTGCAGGACGAGATTCGAGCGCACGCCGAGCGGGCTCATCCGAATGAGGCGTGCGGCGTACTGATCAAGGCTGCTGCCGGGCGTGAGTACGTGCCTTGCGCGAACTTGGCTACCACGCCACGCGAGCACTTCCGGATCGACCACAAAGATATGGCCCAGGCCGAAGATCGCGGCGAAGTGCTGGCGATCATCCACAGCCACCCCGACCAAGCCCCGACGCCAAGCATGGCCGACCGCGTCAGTTGCGAGTTGCACGAATTGCCCTGGGGCATTGTTGGCTGGCCCGGCGGCGACTTCGAGTGGTTCAAGCCTTCGGGCTTCCAGGCGCCGCTGCTGGGCCGGGACTTCTCCCATGGACTGCTTGACTGTTGGGCCGCGTGCCGCGACTGGTACGCACGGGAGGCTGGCCTGCAACTGCCGAACTTCGAGCGTGCCGACCTGTGGTGGGAGGAGAAGGACGGTCCGAGCCTCTATGAGGACAACTTCGCGGCCACCGGTTTCTACCAGGTCAACGAGGCGCAGCGGGGCGACATGCTTGTTCTGCAAATCCCCACCCCGGGCCGGGAGTGCTACTTCCCCAACCACGCGGTGATTTACCTCGGCGATGAGCCGGCGCTTACCAGCGAGCCAGCCCCAAAGTTGGGCGGTTCTGGCCCGTTCATTTACCACCATATGCCTGGACGACTGGCCGCCCGCGAGATCTACGGGTGGTCGATGGCCAACCGGGTGAAGCTGATCTTGCGGCACAAGGATTACCGACCATGACCATGCAGACCATCAAGCTTGGCGGTGTGCTGGGCAAGAAGTTCGGCAGGGAATACCGCCTGGACATCAACGGCGTGCACGACGCCATGACGGCCTTGTGCATGATGAAGCCAGGCTTTGAGAAGTACATGCGCACCGCCGAAGAGCGTGGCCTGGTGTTCGCTGTGTTTGTCGATGAGCGCAACCTGGGCGCGGATGAGTTGGGTCTGAAGCGTCCTGTTGCGGGCGAAATCCGCATCCAGCCGATTGTTCAAGGTAGCAAGCAGGCCGGCCTGTTCCAGACGATTTTGGGGGTTGCGCTGATCGTTGCCAGCTTCTTTACAGGCGGCACCACCGCTGGCGCCGGCCTGGCCCTTCTGGCTGGTGGCGCTGCGATTGCGGCCGGCGGCGTGGTGCAGATGCTGTCACCCACCACCAAGGCCGGCAGCGAAACCCGGAACGATGACGGCAACAATCCCAGCTATGGATTTGGTGGTGCGATAACGACCACTGCCCAGGGCAACCCCTATCCATTGCTCTATGGGGAGCGGGAGATCGGCGGGGCCGTTGAGTCGGGCGGAATCTACCCTCAAGACAAAATCTGATCGAACCAACTCACAAGACCCGCTTCGGCGGGTTTTTGCATTCTGGAGGGCGCATGAGCGCAGTAGCAAAGAAGGCGCGCCGCGCAGCACCACGCAAGCGCCGCGTCGTTGCGGGGAGCAAGGGCGGCCAGGCCAAGCAGAAACAGCCGAGCATCGCCTCCAATAGCGTGCCCTCGATATCTACTGCGCAAATTGTCTACATGTGGAGTTGGGGTCCTATCGTCGGCCCTGTAGACGGTTTGCGTTCCATCAAGCTGGATGGAACGCCGATCCAGGCTGCTGACGGGACGATCAATTACCCTGGCGTCAAATGGCAGTTCCGTTCCGGCGAGTTGAACCAGCAGTGTCTGGATGGCCTGTCCGAAACCAGTAACGAGATCGATGTCCAGCAAGAGCTGACCAGCGAAACGCCCTGGCTGCACACGATCACCAATAGCGTGATCGACGCGTTCCGTCTGCGCCTGGCGTGGCCCACGCTGCGTAGCCAGGATGCAGCCGGCAACATCAACGGTGTGCGCATCGACTATGCCGTCGATATCTCTACAGACAATGGCCCATACATCGAGGTGCTGGCCTCCTTTGTAGACCGCAAGAACGTTACCGAGTACGAGCGTGCCCACCGTATAGAGTTGCCGGCCGGCAGTCGCTGGACTGTGCGCGTGCGGCGTCTCACCCCCAACGCCGGCTCCGAGCTGGTCGCTGATCAAATGGTCGTCAAGGCTATCGCCGAGGTTGTCGATAGCGATCAGGAATACCCGCTCACTGCTGTCGGGTGTGTTGAATATGACGCCCAGACCTTTGGCGGTAACATCGCCAAGATCGCTGCCCTCATGCGCGGTCGGATCATCCGGGTGCCCGCCAACTACGACGCCGAAACACGCACCTACGCAACGGCGGGCACCGGCACAAGCAATGGGATTTGGGATGGCACCTTTAAGGAGGCCTATACCAACAACCCCGCATGGATCTTCTTCGACCTGGTGCTGCACCCGTATTACGGCCTCGGTGATCGTATCGACGCGACGATGGTTGATCGCTGGTCTCTGTACCGCATTGCTCAGTATTGCGATCAATTGGTACCGGACGGCAAGGGTGGCATGGAACCCCGCTTCACTTGCAACCTGTACTTCCAAAAGCAGGCTGCGGCTTACGCGGTGCTGCAGGACCTGGCCTCGATCTTTCACGGCCTGGCTTACTGGGACGGCAGCCAGATTGTGGTCAACGCCGATATGCCTGGCGATCCGGTCTACACGTACAACCAGACCCAGATCCTCAACAATGGGGCAATCAGGTACGAGGGCACCCTCGCGCGCGATCGCCACACGCTGGCCATGGTGGCCTGGGACAACCCTGACCAGGGCTTTGACACGGATAAAGAGCCGGTGGTCGATGATGAGGCCATGGCTGAGCTGGGCATCGTTCGTGACATGACGGTCGATGCGATTGGCTGCACATCCCTCGGGCAGGCGCAGCGTAGCGGGCAGTGGGCATTGCTTTCCGAAAAGCTGCAGACCCAGGGTGCGTCGTTCCGGGTGGGGCTTGATGGGCATATTCCAAAGCCTGGCCAGGTTATCGCCGTAGCCGATCCGATGTTGGTCGGTCGCGACAATGGCGGGCGCATCTCGGCGGCGGCCGGGCGCATTGTGACGCTCGACCGTGACACCACCGTGCCGGTGGGCGCTCGCCTGCTGGTCAACCTGCCCAGCGGCAAGTCAGAAGGGCGGATAGTCAAGTCGGTTGCCGGTCGTGACGTGACCGTGATGGCAGATTTTAGCGAGCAGCCCCAGGCGGAAAGCGGGTGGGTTCTTGATTACGAAGACCTGAAGCTGATGCAGTTCTACGTCCGCAACGTCACGCGGCCGGAGTGGCACCAGTTCCAGTTCGAAGTGATCCAGCACGACCCGAGCAAATTCGACGCTATCGACAACGACGCCGTGGTCGACACCCGGCCAATCACCGGGATTCCGGTTGGTACCCAGGACGGCCCGGCACGGGTGATGTTGAGTCAGCACGTAGTGATCGAGCAGGGCATCGCGGTCACCGTCATGTCGATCGCATGGGACGCAGCGCCAAACGCCGTGGGTTATGACGTCGAATGGAAGTGGGGCGCTCGCGAGTGGGTTCCGGTACCGCGCACCGGTGAGTTGATGGCCGATGTGCGCGGGATCTATTCCGGGCAGTACATGGCCAGGGTGCGGGCGGTGAGTGCGCTCAACGTTTCGTCGATCCCTGTCACGTCCGCGCTGACCAACTTGGAAGGCAAAGCCGGTAAGCCGCCGGCGGTGGCGTTCCTGACTACCACCCGCCTTGTCTACGGTATCGGCATCCAGTGGGGGTTTCCACCAGGCGCCGAGGACACTGAGCGCACAGAGGTCTGGTACAGCGAGTCGCCGGACCTGACGACGGCGGTCAAGTTGAGCGACTTCAGCTACCCGCAGGCCAAGCATGAGATGCACAGCCTGCTGGCGGGGGCGAGCCTGTTTTTCTGGGCGCGCCTGGTGGATCGTACCGGCAACGTCGGTCCGTTCTACCCGATCCCAGGTGCGGTAAATGGCCAGGCCAGTTCGGACCAGACCGAGTACGACAAGTACTTCGCCGACAAAATCGGCAAGGGTGCGCTGTATCCAAGCCTTCGAGAAGAGATCGCGCTGATTTCGGGGGATGGCGACGGGTCGGTCAACGAACGGCTGAAAGAGGCCAAGGCAGAGCTGGAGGGGCTGCTGGGCCAGATCACCGGGGCGGAGCCGTACAACCCGGACGAGCCCTACACTGTTGGCGCATTCACGCAAAAGGATGGGCACCTGTACCAGGCGACTGGCCCGGTACCGGCCGGCGAAGCGCCGCCAAACCCGCTGTACTGGAAGGATATCGGCACGATCCTGCAAACCACCGACGCGCTGGCCCAGCAGGTTCAACTGGTCACCAGCATGATCGAAGAGATCGAGGGCCAGGTGGTGGCCACCGCGACATCGGTTGAGGCATTGCGGTCGGCGGCCCGTGGTGATGATGGATCGGGCGACCTGGCGGACGCGGTGAAAGGCTGGCAATCGACCGCTGATCTCGGGATTGAGAAGCGCACCCGGGCCACGGAAAGCGATGCAATGGCGCGGCAACTCACCACGATGGAGGCGCGGGTGGGTGCGAACCAGTCCGGGCTGACCGTGCTGGAGCAGGTGGTGGCCACCAACAAGCAGACGGCAGCCACCCAACTGACTCAGCTCAAAAGCGACTTGGAGTTGACCGAAGGGAAGGTAGCCGGCAATGCCCAGGCCATTACCGGCCTCGACACCAAGGTCACCAACCTCGACGGTAAGGTCTCGTCTCAAGCGTCCAGCAATGAGGCGCTGCGGGCTTCGGTGCGCGGCGATGATGGTTCTGGCGATCTTGCCGGCGCGATCAAGGCATGGGAGTCGACGGCCAGCTTTGAGGTTGAGAAGAAGGTGCAGGCTACTGCGACTGAGGCGCTGGCCAAGAGGACAGAAACCCTGCAGTCGAGCATCGGCCAGACCAGTGCATCTGTGCAGGCCGTCAGCGAGACCGTGGTCCAGCTCGACGGCAAGGTGTCTGCCCAGACCACCATGAAGGCTCAAACCATTGTGGATGGTCGGAAGGTTGTTACTGGGCTGGCGTTTGGTTCGGATGGTGAACAGTCGGAGTTCTTGATCTTTGCGCAGCGATTTGCAGTCGTGAACGAGATCGACGGAACAGTTATCCCGATGTTTGTGGTCCAGAACAATCAGGTTGTGTTCAACACCGCGATCATCAGCAAGGCGCTCATCCAGGAGATCATCCTGGGCATGACGCTACGATCTGAGGATGTCGACTCCAGAGGTCGGCCATTGCTGGAGATCAACGTTAAGTCAGGCACATTCGCACTTCGTGGCGATGGTACTGGCGGATCGATTCTGCTCAATAACAACGGCCTTGCTGTGTATGACGGTAATGACGTGCGTCGGACTATGACCGGCAATCTAAGGCTTTGACTTGGTTGAAGTTGCAGGGGAGGTGTGGGCATGGACTTTGGTTTAAGTGTGTTTGACGCTAACGGCGTTAAAACATTAGGTATGGAGGATTTCACCCTGCAGAAGTTGGCGGTGTTGATAGTCCCGGCGGCAACTGGTGGCGGAAGAGGTTCTAACTATGAGTACATCCTTATGGATGTTCCAGGCTATGACCCCGCCACCTGCTTTGTCACGATCACTCCCAAAGTTTACGCGCCGTATGATCAGCCTGGTTACCCTGATACTTGGGGTGGCTTACCGACTTACACAAACTTGGGCGGGACAAGAATTGCGATTTACACACAAATCAATTACCGCGAGCCGGACGGTGGTGGTGGCGGGAAAAACCGCGAGATGTGGACGCGCAATGTTGTGGAGAGCGTCGTAGAAGTGGTCAAGGTAAATTGATATGGATGACTACGGTTTTGTCGCTGTAAACGATCACGGATCTGTCAGCATCAGCAGCGTGTACAAAGTACTGGTGTTCTCCGAACGAGGGCAGTTCAGAATCCAGTCTCGCTACACTGACAAGGAAGGCAAAGGGCAGTTTACCTTTGCCAAACCTATTCGCACCGTGGAACCGCCCCAAATATTTTTGAGGACGATATCGGCATCACACGCCAGCCTTGGGCTGTATACCTCCATTGAAGGATCTTCCGGTAACTGGACCGGGTTTCATGTCACATCAGCAGTTCGGGGCGGAAGCGTGTTGCAAGACTATTTAATGGAGTTTGTGTCTTGCAAGTATTCCGACCAAAGCAGCTCAACTGAATACGGACTTGAAGTGCGCGATGCACAAAATCGGATCATGTTTGTGTCCAGTGATAGGGTTGTTCGTTATGGAAAGTTTTCAAAGAATTGGACGGTGGGCAGAGGACGTTTTGTAGATATCTACTACAGCGATGTAACGGTAGATACTGACGACTTTATAAGCGTGTCGAGTCTTGATCGGGGGATAATGTGGTTTGCAAATGATTCGAAATATGCGGGCATCACAATTTTAGAGGGCGGGGTTCCGGTGTTGCAGATTTTTAATCAGCGGCACTACCTAGAACGATTTTATTGGCAAGGTTCAGATGGTTTTTGTCTGAGTATTCCCGTCTGCAAGTTTCCAATAGAACGTTACTACAACTAATTTCAAGTGCCGATATGGGCACTCAACTGGAGAAACCTATGGCTTCTTGGTTTTCAGAAGGGACTGTGAGCGTGCAGAACGGGAGCCCGACAGTAACGGGCGTTGGCACCAAGTTCTCGAACTGCCGTGCCGGGGATATGTTCGTCGGCCCTGACCAGGGCATCTATCAAGTGATCAACCCTGCAAGCGATACCTCGTTGTCGATCTCCCCGGCATACCGTGGTGCGGCCGTTGGCGGCGCCGGGTACGGGATCGTGCCTGTCAATGGCTATCCCAAAGCCCTGGCCGATGCCGTGAACCAAATGGTTCAGCAGTGGGGCGCCACGCTCGCGGGCCTGGGGAGCGTATCGACGGAGAACGTCGTGCCGGTGGCCAAGGGCGGCACTGGTGGCAGAAATCAGGCTGAAGGGCGCTCAGGTCTGGGGCTCGGCACTGCTGCAACAGCGGCGCTGACCGTGGGCAATGCGGATACCACTCCAGGGCGAGTGCTGAAAAATGGAGACCTTGGCCTTGGTGCAGACTGTGTAGGGATTTCAGATTGGACTGCCGCCTACGATGAACTTGGCGGCGCGCTTATCGCCGGTAATGCGATCTTTCCCGGCG